GGTGGTGCGACTGGGATGCAGACAATGAAGTTATCAATATGTGGGAGCCAGGACGATGATTATCGAGAGACAGTCAAAGGTCACTGGTGCCTTACATAAACGTGATATCGACATAACCACTGAGCAGATAAGGCGATGGGAAGCAGGTGAGCTTATCCAGGATGTATGCCCACACCTAACAGCCACAGAGCGTGAGTTCATCATGACTGGTATCACAGAAGAAGAATGGCTAATGCTGCAGCAGTGTGATAGCTGCCATGTCTAAGTTCATAGATGACCTGGACCTGGTCCTAAAGATTGATGGTCATGACAATGCGTGTATCGGACACACAGTCAACGAAGGTAATACACGCCTAGTCTATTGCATGGACAAGATAATTAGGAACCTGGTCGAAGAGAGCCTGATGGACCTGCTAGAAGCTGAAGAATACTTCTACTACAACATAGCAGGTGCCTATGTCGGTGAGCAGACACCAGTAATCATTAACCTAGACCTAGGTGAACACCTACAGATATTAGAGGAAGAAAGTGATGGCAGCTATAAGACAATTTAAGTATGAGGGAGAAGACCCTCGATTTGAAGACGGTGAGTTCTATACCTACAGAGAGATATCAAACATCACAGGCATCGTCTACAACACTCTAAAGAACAGGATATACAAGTACGACATAGTTACTAATGATTTGATATACAGACTAAACAATAAAGAGAAAGAGAAGGTAGTTAGGAAACCTAACAGAGATACAGTCTGGCCTAGGTTAGAAACTAAAGCTGACGTACTTTCCCAGAAATATCTAAGCAAACCATTACGCACCAAAACAGTGCAGCCCTGTTATGGGTTATAGAGGTAACTATATGAGTATTAACGATGCAACCCCACAAGACTGGGATAACCTAAGAAAGAAATACCCTGCAATAACATCAAAGTATGAAGCCCTGGTAGCCGAGGAAGAAGAGGGTGGCAGCCATACTGAGATAGACATGGTCAACCACCCTGACCACTACAGTGGCAAGATAGAGTGCATAGAGGCTATTGAAGAATCAATGACCCCTGAAGCATTCAATGGTTATTGTAAGGGTAACTGCCTCAAGTATCTGTGGAGGTACGAGAGGAAAGGGAAGTCTTTGGAAGACCTCCAGAAGGCCGATTGGTATCTGACGAGGTTAATCGCAAGCTATCAATCGCAATCAAAAGTAGACTAAAGATAGTGAAGGTGAGCATATAGTTCATAGGTGTTCTTGGGTTCCTTATTCAGTGGTTTATGCCAGGATTGACACAGTGCATATTTTACTGGTGAGGAGACCTAAGAACTAATGACTTATAGCTATGGATGCTATGCATTATCAAATTGAATACCCTAAGTAATACTAAAGTATTAGATACAGGTGATAATCCTTATTGTATGGTAGCTGTCTTACTTTACTGTTCAAGGATGATAAGAAGAAGTGAGTGGAGGTGAAGAGAGGACAGTAGCATCCACAGTTGGAAACAGCGAGGTCTCCTAGGATTGCTTACTGTCCTTCTCAACACCACCTATCACATTACTCCCATCGTATAACAATAGCCACTATTAGTGTGACCACTGAGTCAACCTAGGTTCTACCTGGGGTCTACTCAGAGGCATAAGCTATTACTCTCAAGCTAAAACAGTTTTGTCCACCCTTTAGAGATACCTACAGGCACGAGCCGTCACACACTGGATTACGGTGATGATGACACTGCCTGACTCGAAAACACCCGAGAACATAAGAATAAGACCATAAGAAGAACAATAGTGGTATCTACCGTCCCTCAGTAGTTAGCCTTCAGTAGCAACCTCAGAACTCATGTCTCCCTCAACAGTGTTCTGTTGTTGCTGCTGAAGATTAGCTCTTTAGACGGCTGTAGTGGCTCTCAGGTTGAGTCGCAATGGACAGACAATGGTTAGGCAGTAGACGAGCTTAGGTGAGCTTAGGATGGCTTAGGTTTACCCTGGTTAGCTCTGGTGGTCTTAGGTGGTTTACATCCCTTTTTTCAACAAAGAGAATAGCCCCTGTCCTAACAATTTTCAGATTCAAATGTCTAATGTCCAACACCAAAGAATAAATAAGCAGTCGATATTATATCGATTGACCTAAGAAACCCAGTGTTCATAGGGGTTACAGCAGATAGACCTATGATTCCAGGGACTCCTGCCCTAGAAAACGACCCCCAATGGGTCTAAATGGCAATGGATTCAAAAATACCGTTAAACCCTTTCGTTGTTGTTGTTGTTGTCAGGCCTTTGTCAACACAAGACCACCCCAGAACCACAACAGTTTAAACAACAGAATACACAATAGAATATACACTTAAAGGTACATACCTATGGGCATCGAAACCCCCACCCCAGTCTACATTGATGGCCTTAATGCAGCCCAACCTTCACCTACAGACCCCTTGTCCCAGGCTGATGACCACCTAAGAAATATTAAGGGTGTCTTAAAGCGGACCTTTTCTGAGGTCACTGGTGAAGTAACGGCTACCCAGGAAGAGCTAAACAAGCTAGACGGTTGTACTACTAGTACGTCTGAGCTCAACATATTGACAGGGTGTACAGCATCTTCTGCTGAGCTTAACAAGCTAGTTGGTCTTACTGCTGATGCTTCTGAGTTAAACAAGTTAGACGGATGTACGGCTAGTGTTGGCGAGCTGAATGTTCTTACAGGCTCTGGTATGTCTGCAGCTACTATGGCTAATCTTGCAGGACTGTCTGAAGATGAGATAGACACGTTGCAAGACATCAATACTGCTAGTCTGAGTTCCACTGAGTTAAACCATGTAAGTGGTGTAACCAGTAGTATCCAAGGACAGCTCGATACAAAGCAAGATACCTTGACAGCAGGACAAAACGTATCAATCAGCAGTAACACTATTAGTGCTACAGGATGTCCTAGCGTGGTTGTAGGTGATGTCGACAGCTCGACTTCCAGTACAGCTATAAATACTAGTTGGGTTTACATTCCTGTGAATACCTTAGTACTCAATCAAATTGGAGCCTCCACAAATAATGCTTCTGTCTACCTACCTGCGGGGACGTATTACTTTGAAGCAGATTGCCACATACGTAATTCATCGTATTCAAATGGAATAGGTTCTGTTAGGTGTCAGCTTGTGACCACAGCAAACTCTCAGAGAGGTTATGAACACAATAGTAGGGTTGGTGAGTCTGGTGAGATTACCCTACAGCCTAGTGGTACGTTTACCATTACACAGACAACATCATTTAGCCTTAAAGTAATTGCCTCAGAAAGTGGCAGGGCTAAATATAATGACTCAGCATCATCGGCTTCAAGACTAGCTTCTCGTATCAAATTCTGGAAAGTTTCGTAACTACAGCGTACCCGTCAAATGTTAAAGCAGGTTGCATAACACAGGAATTCTAATATGCCCCAGACACTACCCATACGTAACTTAGGTGACGTAGGCGTAGTCACTGACCAGGATGCAAGTAATCTCCCAGTACAGGTATTCACCAGAGCAAAGAACGTAAGGTTCGATGAGAACACTGTAGTTAGAGCACCAGTATTTCGTAAGGTTAAGGATAGCTTAGGTTTCTCTCCAGTCCATATCTATGGTGTGTCTACTGATACTGGTTACAACAGTGTCCTACTCGTGTCTGACAACTTTACTATCAAGAAGTATTTTAATGGCAGCCTATCTGATGCAAGAACTGGCAGCTCATCTTCTAATACCGCTGTACCTATTACAACAACTCACCTGGCTAACCAGGTCTACGTTAACCGTGCAGATGAAGTTCCTGCTACCAGTCCTATAGGTGCTCTAAACTTTGTACCTCTAGCTAACTTTAATGGTCCAAACAACCAGGAATGGAAGTGTACATCTCTCCGTGCCTATGGTGACTTCCTGATTGCCTTGAATATGTCTGAAGGTAGTAACGTCTACCCAAACAGAGTACGTTTCTCTGACCTTACCCTGGCAAACACTATCCCAGGTTCATGGGATGCTACAGATACCACTAAGTCCGCAGGTTTTGTGGACCTGGTTGAGATGAAGACCTCTATCATTGATGGGATGCCCCTAGGTAATAACTTTATTATCTACAGTAAGGACCAGGTGTGGATGTTGGATTTTGTCGGTGGCACGTTCATCATGAACACCAGAAAGC